TTATGAAGATACAAAGCATTTAAAAAAATGAATGAAAGAAAGGATCAAAGGTTATTTAGAATACAAATTAGATTTAGAATTATGTGGGGTAAATACCTTTGAGAAAGACCATGAGATTAGAAAAAGATATGAAAAGTATATCAAAGATAGACAGCAAGATATTAAAACTAATTCCAAAAACAATAATAACAAGAAATGACGCTAAAATAATATCAAGAACACTTTGGAATATAAAGAAAGGAAGGAAACAATGAAAAAACAAAAATGGATAGCATTTAAAAAACCTAAATTTATTGGGATAGATTATGACTGTAAAGGTAATCCATTAATAGATTGGCAAGAACAATTAAAATTAAAAATTGACAGAGATACTGTTGGTTATGATTTTAAAGTTGTTGCTTATAAAAAAGTACAAACTTGTATGGAATGAGGAGGATAGGGGGTTGTAGAAAGAAAGGTATAAGAATTAACCCCCATATCCGAAAGATACCTAGATATTGTATGTTAACTTATTTAGCATACTTTATCTTGAGCTTGTTAGCAATTACTTTTTCAAACTTATTATCCTTTTCAACTTCCGACCAGTATTCCTTCACTATCTCATCTATAATTGGTTCAGGTGTATTCCTATTTTGTAGAAATCTAAGAAGGTCTATCAAGGGGGGGTGCTTAACCTGATTTTTACGATTTCTATCTATAGCTTGTCTGTATTGAAAATTAGAAGACTTTCTAATTTTACTTAATTCATATTTGATAGTTTCAATAGGTACATATTTAGTCATAACTCTAATTAGTAATTATTAGTATAATTCTTTATTAAGGTACATATTTTGGGGTGGTAGTGTGCAAAAAATGTAGTGCAAGACACCTACTGCCAGACCCCATGTTAATAAGATGTTAACTACTTACCAACTTTATCCCCCTCTTTTCCACAAACTTCTTCCTCACTTTATCCACATATATTTTCTTTTGTTTAGCAGACATAATCTTTCTAAGTCTAATATTATTATTAAGGATATATTGAAAGTTTTCATCCCCTCTAAAATAATATTTATTAGTTTTATCCTTACCCCTATTTTCCCATGTAATATATCCAAATAGTTGTAGTCTGTCCAAAGCCTTCAGGATGGTTCTCTTGTCCTTTATTTTAAGTTTTTGTTTTAGGTAGGCATAGGAAGGCACACAACCCCTTTTGGCTGTTCTGAGCCTTGTCAGAAGCATATAGAGGCATTTTTCAACAGAGGTTAGAACCTCATTGTCTATCAAAGAATGGGGTACTTTTAAGAATGGCTCAGTATTACTCATCAAATATTATTTTAGCATTGAAACTAAAGGATATTCTCTCATCTGTTTCATTGTCCGAATAGAATGGATATACAGCATGACGTAAAGATGAGGGGAATATATAAAAATCTTTAACCATAGGTTGTATCAGATAGTTTGCGTTTGTGAACATATCCTCAGTACCTTCAACAAATTCAATGTGTCCACCAACAGAATGATGTTTCTTAGAATGTTTATAATCTACCATAGACTTTGGTAATTTAATATAACCTACAGTTGAAATGTCTGGGGATATATGTTTATCCTGAAAATGTGTATGGGTATGGCATGGGTTGAAATCCCCTGACTTTTGAATGTTATGCCAAGAAGCTGTAATAATAATTTGCTTAACCTTTTTTTCTTTGTAATGGGATGTAGCATAATGAACAATTAATGTATCAAAATATTTTTGTTTCCATTTTAACATGACAGTATGACTGACCAATAATTCTTTGTATAAATTACCAGCCAATTTATGACCAAACTTGTGACCTTCTATTTTTTCTGGGGATGATCTGATTGTATTTAAATCATTTAAAAATTCTTTTACTAAATCATCAGGTAATTCTGATTTTAATATTGTTGATCCAAAAGGTTTTAACAATGCACATTTAATATCACTCATTTATAAACTCCGATATTGGTTTTAATTTATTTAAAGGTATCTTCCAAAAATATGGTCTATCAGATATATTTTGATTTGTCCAAATGCCACATTTTTGACAATCTTTTGCTTGTATGTAGCCACAAACATAGAAAGTTGGTGTATTATCTATTACTAGAAAATAATAATCTTCAGGTTTATAGTTTGGTCTTATTGTAAGATATTTTTCATATTTAGAATACAACTGAGATTTTATTTGTGTTGGCTTTCTATTTATGATTATATCTTTACCATGATAATTGTTCACAGAATGAGTGAAATAATTAGAAAATTTTTTGGCAAGAGCCATTTCACATAGCGAACCAGAGATTGTTTTTCCCCATTTATCGTATTGATTACCTTTATAACCATGACCCCACTTTATATTATCTCTCATACTTTCTACTTCTCTCAAAACTCCTGTCATAGCACCTTGTAATATCTCATACCAAGCTAACTTAACTGAGGGATAATCCATATATTTCTGACATACATTATTTAAATTAAAATGCAAATTAATTGTTGACTTAATTGTAAATAATTTGTAAATAAACTATCAATGAAAGAAAGATTTACAGATTTAGCATGGACAAATGGTGATTTCAATAAAGCCACAACATCACCAAGTCAAACATCCTTAACGAATTGGATGTGGTTTAACAAATATCATTTGATGCCATACTTAAAATTTAAACAAGAAAAACCATCAAGCAGTTTCAAAGCAGGAACTTTTGCACATGACCAATTTCAAAACATATTAATTGGTCAATCAAAAATTGAAGATGTTGAAAGTAATTTTTTTAATTATTTTACTAAATTTATCTTTGATGAAAAGCATAGTTTAAAAATAAAATTTATTGAAAGACATATTAAAGGTTATGTTGAAAGACATTTAGAAGCTATCAAAGAAATATCAGGTGGCTTTGAAGGATGGGAAAAAGAATTATCTTTTTCTGATTGGTATAATGATAAGTACATGGGTCAAACATTAAACCTTGCAAACGAAGGACATATAGATTGTGTCAACCATGATAAAAAAATATTCACTGAACATAAAAATAATTTTGGTAGTGTTAGTTTGAAACCTTTAAAAATAAAAAAGGTAGATACAAATACTAATAGAATAGGGGATTATGTTTTTACAAAAGCAACCAAAGTAAAAAAACCTATGTTCACTCACTGCATACAAACTTCTATTTATAGCAAACATTTTAACAACGAATACAAACCATATTTAATATATGTAAATGATACTGATTATATTATCTTTAGTCCTGACAATTGTTGGGAGTTATCCCCTGAAGGACTTAAATATTTCTTTAAAAAATTCATACAAATAAACATACAAAGACAAGAAATGCTTAGATTTGCAGATGGTAATATAAAAAAACTTGCTATGATTATTGGTGTGGATTGGTCTGAGATTAGAAACTACAAATCTAATTTTTTATTAGAAAACTACCATGAAGAAGATATGCAAAGATTAGAAAAATTTTATGAGGAACTATAATGAAAGTTTGGAACATTAAAATTACAGATAGAAGGGGGTCAGATGGTTATTCTTTTATTCAAGAGCATACACCTACTGAACAACAGCTAAATCAAATAAAACAAATATATCAAAAATCAGGTAGATATTTGAAAGAAGAACTGGATGATATTTATGTTGAAATTCATAATAGTTTTGACAATTCAAAAATTCCTACATGGAATACATTTATAGAATATTTAAAGGAGGAAAAAACAAGTGATTGAAAATATTAAAAAAGAACAAGTAAGAAACGATACATATATTTTAAATAAAATAATGCGTTATTTAAAATTAAATATTCATAAAGTT